AAGGAATGCTGCAGCGAGGAACGCCACGAAGGTCCAGTGTTCCTGGTAAAACGTTCTCAGCTGCTCACCGAATGCAGTCCATGAACCCGAGTCGCGCTTGGCCGTGGCTTTCAAGGCGGGGATGAGCAGGCTTGCGGCGAAAGCTCCGGCGGCGGTGCCCACGGTGTAATGTGTGTTCCGGATGCGCCCCAAACGCTCACCGAACTTCTCCGCCAGAAAGCTGTCGAGATCGAATGCCGAATCCTGCAGCAACTCAATCGAGACCTTCACCATCTTCGTCGAGTACTTATACGCGCCGAAGACGATGCTGCCCAAGGTAACGTCGGAGGTCAATGTTACCGTGGCATTCTCAGCGATGATCTCGCCCACCGTTCCCGTATCGTTGCTGGTTGGAAAGGGCAGCGGTTGACCGGTTGCGGTTGGCATGATGGTCGCAATCTTCAGCATGTTCCCGTAGAACTTCTCGGCGCTTTCGACCTTGTCCACGAATCCCACCGGAACAAAGTAGCCGCCACCGGCGCCCTGCAGCGCGTTGCCGCCGCCAGTGCCCATGTCGCGATACTCCCGCATGAACGTCGCATCCTCGGCGGAAATGCCGCGAAAGCCGAACTGCGCCGGCCCGTCGAACTTCATCGCCCGGGTCCAGACCTGAGCGAACCGTGCTTGCCTCGCCGTGTCGTCTCCGCCGCCGGTCACCTGGCCAGCCGGAGGCATCCCGGTTGTGCGCGTCTCCGCGATTGCCGTGTCCATGCGCTCCACGCGGTCAATGTCCAGCTTCAATGCGTCCGCAGCCACCATCATCGTGTCGAATTTGGCGGTATCCTCTGCCGTCCGCGCCTCTTTGCCGAAGATCGCTTGCGCGTCTGCGACAAGTTTCGCCCGCTGCTCGCGCAGCTCCCGTGCTTTTACGTGATCCATGATTGTTTCCCTCGTATTTGGATTTGTTGGTGCTTTCCAAAGCCACAGCCGCCATGGCGACCGCGCAGAGGATTCCCGATCTCGCACTCGCCATCCAAGGCAGCGGCATCCCGCGTGCAAGCTCCGGCAAACTTTTTATGTATGGCTAGCTGGCCTGGGCCAGTCGCAGACGCATCCGCATCCGCTCGTCTTCGGCAGCCAGCGCCGCGGCATCGATCAACTGTTTCGCGGCTTCCTTCAACTCATCCTCGGAGCGCAACGCCGCCACATGACCGCGCACCTCATCCGGGATGCCATTCGGCCACAGCGCCGACCGCGCACTCACGCTCGTGCCTTCGTAGGCCGGATAAGTCACCGGTCCAACATCGTACAGATCCACATCCTCGATTTCGCGGTAATCCATCGTGTTTCCGTCCGCATCGGTCTCTTCGCGCCAGGTGCATTTCCGCACTATGAACGCGAAGCTGCAGCCGTCAATGTCGCCGCGATCCACCATCGCCTGCACATCGCTGGCCACCCGCGTCGCCGGATTCGTGTCGCACTCGAAATGCAGCCCGGTAGCATCCTGCGACATCCGCAGCGTGCCCGATTTCGACCGCCCCAGTACGTTGTTTGGATCGTGATTGAACAGGCAGCGTACATCCTGCTTTTCCGCCAGCGCCCGCGTGAAGGCGGTCGGTTTGATGGTCTCAATGAACCATCCGCTGTCGAACTGCTCATTGAACACCGACGCATATCCTTCGATGCCCGGCGTGTCACCGCTCTTGGCGCGCACCTGGCCGCCCTTGACGAAACGCCGCTCAATCACCGGTTGCGATAGATTCCGCTTCATGCTTGTCTCCCTCGTTGGCTTTCATGCTTGCCGCTTCCCGATACCCTGCGACTCGGAACGCCTTGCAGGCCCGCTGCAGCTCGGCTTCTGCGATCTCCTTGTCTGCATCGTTCCACTGCGTTGCACGATGTTGCATTGCGCCCAGATATTCCGTCAGAAAACTATCGCTCTCCGTTCCCGGCAAAAACTGAATTCCCAGCTCCTGCGCCGCGCGAGCGAAATAGCCATCGCGCAAAGTCATGAGAATCGGCGTAAATGCGCCCGTAATCGCATTCAAATCCCGCTTCTGTCGGTTGCAAACTCGATGGAAAGCATCCTGAAACAGGCGCCGATACAGGTGCACCGGACGCGCATCGTCTTCTTCCCCCGCGACCGCGCCTCTTTTTGAGTCTTTCGCCGCCTTTGGATCCTTCACATCCCCCGCCGCATCTCCATTCCCGGCGCCATCCTGATAACTCGGATTGATCGGCGTCGTTGTCAGAGTCATATTCACCGGCATCCAGTACTGCTCCGCCCACGGTTCCTCGATTGGGTTCTGTTTCTCGAACCCTCGCACGTCGTTTGTATTCAGGAATCCCCACATCCTCCCGGTTCCGTAGTATTTCTCGCGGCTCGCCGCATCTGGCCGCAGCATGTCGGTCAGATCGAAATCCATGTAGAAGCGATTCTTCGGCGTACGTCCAACCCCACGCGATGGAAACAGCTTGCGTTTCCATTCCAGCTTCAGCGCGCTTATTGGGGAGTTCAGCGCATACTGGATGAACTCCTGTGCGTCCTGCTCCGCGCTGGCGCGGCCCTTCACCTGATCGTCGCCCACCATCCGCGGCGGTACATGGAAGATCGCGCAGATGCTCAGCCGTAATTCACGCTGCGTCTCAATCATCTGCGACTCGTTCGGCTTGTTGCTGATTGGCGTGAATTTGAATCCCGGCGGCATCACCGCAACCCGGTGCGAGTTCTCGCCGCCTTGCGCCTCTTGCCAGGACTGCTTCGCCTGCTCGCGCTGTTCCGGCGTCAGCATCGGCGCTTCCAGCAGTCCGCCCGGGCGGGCAAAGTTCGCAAAATACTTCGCGCCATATTTCTGTGTAGCCAGCGCCAGGCCGAGCGTCTGCCGCGCCAGCCAGACCACGCTCTGCCCCAACCGCCCATCGAAGCTCAGCCCCGGCATGTGCAACACGTCTTCGGCGGGGATCAGCCGTCCCTGGCTCGGCGATTCCGCGTCCAAATCCTTCGTGTCCTGCGAGTCGATCCCGTCCGTCGTGCGATAGCACATCGTGCCTGCAGGCAGATCGACCGGGAAAGGCCGCCACGCCACCGGCTCCAGCCGGGTGAAAGATGTCACCCGATGCGGCCGTGTCTTGTACGGGTTGCGCGGCCATATGCCTGTGACTTGATTGCCTGCATCGCGCTGTACCTCCGCGTATGCATTTCCCCAGGCCAGCCCATGCACCATGTACGCTTTCAAAAATGTAAACTGCGACATCTCCGGGTTCGGCTGCAGGTGGACCAGATCGTAGAGCCCATGATCGTAGGCCACGTGATGCGCCGCGCGCCCGTTCGTCAGCATCTTGCGCTCATATATGTGCATCGGCAGCGCCGCGATCGATCCCGCAATCAGGTCGACGCACGCCAGAAACGTCACAACCTGAAACGCCGTCAACTCGCTGACGCGCATCCCGGAGTCCGTGCGGCCGCCATTGAAGACATCCAGCAGCCACTCCGCCGGATAGCTCAGCGGCGTCTGCGGATTCTCCAGGCTGCTCCGCTGCTCGAGGATCGGCGCAGTCCAGTCGCGACGAATGATGGCCAGGTCAGATGTCATCGAACCTCTGCAATGTGATACCGGGCTCAAGAACCATGAATGTCAGGCCGAACTTCGCTTGCAACGGCTCCAAACCAGCGCGGAGATCCTGCGCCTTATCCGAAGTCATTGGGAAATCCACCCGCAGCAAATACAAGTTTCGCGTCGATTGGCGGGGCAGCCTCTGCGCCGCTAGAACGCGGAACGATTGCGGCAAATTGGAACAGAAGAGCCACCCGAAAAAGTTGCGAATGCGATTCATCTACCAGACCTCGTTCACCAGAGTTCGACTTAATTCGATGCTCACAAACGTTAGATTTAAATCGCCGATCTGCCGCCGATAGCTTCTTGCGATGGGGCATATTCAACCAGGAACAGTCCATGTCCTGATGGAATTTGGAGCAACGCATAGTTGTAAACCAGCACTTCGATTCCAATGCCATCCACATGGGGACGCCAAGCCAAGACATCTGGCCTATTACAAGCCCAAGTAATACGGTGCCATGCAGCTTGTCTCCAGAGAGCTTCATCCATAAAAGTTCCTCTTTTCCCTTGACTCCCTCGTTCACCAGAGTTCGATTGCGACCGCTGCGGTTGGTTGTGCCACCATGGCGCGGTTGATAGCATTCAGCAACGCGCTCTGGGGATCGATTTTTTGCTTGTTTTTTCCCGTCATATCTTTTCGCGGGAACACGTTTTCGTTGTTGTCTTCCCTTGCGATCACATTCGACATCGCCCACGTGAATACCGGATCGCCATTATGATGGAGCCGTCTCGCCAGGATCGCCGCCTCCACTTCTTTCATCGGATCAGATAGATACTTCACCGTCTGCGGGATGCGAATCACCACGTCTTCCGACAGTTGCAGCGCCAACTCTTGCTCCATCTGTTTGGCGCTCCAATCGTCGAACGCGATGCACTTCATGTCATACTTCGGGATCTCTGCCTCAATCTCTTTCTGGATCGCCTCCAGTTGGATCTCCGGTCCAGGGATCGCCGTCAGCCAACCATCTGCCACCCATCGCTCATAGTGCGGATGATCCCCGTCCATCACCCGGTCCTCTGGGGCGTAATGAACGCCAAAAATGTAATAATGCTTTTTCTGCTCGATCTGTTTGGTAAAGACCCTCACTCGTGAAGCCAAATCGACCTTCGATGCCAGATCCACGCCCTCATAGCAGGTCTCACCGAGGAACTCTTCCAGCCGCAAGCTCGGATCGCAGCATTTCCGCCAAGCCTCCATGTTGTAGAAGCCCGTTGCCGCATTCACCCAGATATTCAGGTGCTTCGTTTTGAACGTGTTCTGCTTATGTGCGCTCTGGATCGCGTCATGCTGTTGCTTCTGCAGAAACGTCGCATAGACGCTCACGCCGTAATTCGGGTTCGCCTTGATTAGCGACTCTTCGCTGGTCCAGTCGTCGGCGGCATACTGCACGCCGTTGAACTCGTATGCTTCCAGATCGAGCGTGTAAATGATGCCGAACAACGCATCGTTTTCGATCAGCCCTTCCAGCACCTTTTCGACATCCTGCTGCAAGATGTGGCACGGTCCCTCGGGATTGCTCCCGGCCGTGGTGATATCAATGATGAGCCCCTGCTCGCGGGCGCCCATGCCCGTCTGCATCGTGTCGTGCAGCACGGATG